TCCAGAACCCGCCGCACCTGCTCCTGGACATCGGGCGGAATGTTGTTGGGGATGATCATATCCTGCCCAGCTTCGGGGACGGCCACCCGCACGGTAATGACTTGGACTTGCTGGCCTGGACCCTCGCCGGCGGAGCCGGACACGGGCAGGAGCGCAATAACAACGGACAACAGGATGGAGATGTATGTTTTCATTTCTTGCATAGAGCAGTCGCGGCCATGATGAAGGTGGCTAGTTGTAATGCGTTAAAGACGAATTCGCCCGTGCGGTAGTCGTAAACACCCTTGTTCATCGCTAAGAGGTTTGCAATTACGACAGCCGCGTAGGCGAGGGTGCAATAGAGCACGTTCACTGCGGTTGCTTTGTTTCCGTTCATTTCTTTTTCTTTCGTTGCGCTAGATGTGCTTTGAGCCGGTCCCGTGTTCGGTTCTCGTCGATCGTGTAAAACGTCAGCATGATGTGCGGCTTGCGCTCGGGCACCAAAGCCTCGGGCACGTCCGCCGTTCCGCCGCCGCCGCTAAAGTATATTCTCATCGTTTCTCCATCAGTAATTTGAACCGCCGCTGTGGCCGTTTGTCTTTGGCCTCCGGCCGCATTTCGTAAAACGACATCATGACATTCGGACGCCGTTCCATGCATTCCACTAAAATATATTCTCATAAACCAAAGCCTCGATGGTATTGCACAGACCCCTCCTGGATTAACTCCCGGTTGAGTGGGACGGGCCAAGGTGGCATGGACTCCTCCAAGTTCTTGAAGTAGTGGAGATTCACAATGGCCCGCGCCTGGAAGGACGAGCTGACACCCTCCTCCACAATCTCCTCCTTCTCAAAGGCACCCATCGGAATCTTCAAGTGGGCGAGCCAGCGGTCCGTTTGCTCCTTCACGAATTTGGTTGTGTTATCGTAGTGGTTGTCACGCTGCTGGCGCGGGCTCTTGCCCTTGTTCCGAATCGAGCGGTGCATGCGCGGCGTGGGCTTGCGGCTCATGTTCAACTGCAAGGGCGGGAGGTCATATCGGAAACTGCCCTTGCTGAAGGGTGGCACTAGAATCCAGCCGTAAGCCGCATACTTAATCCAACTGGTTGAGTCTACACTCCACCACGGCCAGCGAATCATGTATTCCCAGGACGTCACAGCAAAGCCGTGGACTTTCACCAACGGCAAGTAGTTATTGAACTTGGGACAGACGTCCGCAAACGACTCGTCCACCCACTTGATGAAAGGACGGACGCCGCCCGCCAACCCGCCAAATCCAATCAGGGGATACTTCTTCGGCTCCTCTAGATATCGGTGGAGGTAGCGGGCCGCCGTGCCACCGTGGACGATGGGCATCGGGTAGAGCCCGTGCTCCTCCTCAAAATACTTTTGAATATCCCAAGAGAGTTCTTCGTTTCGGATGGCGTCTACTGTAGCGAACGTGATATCCCGTCCCGCAAAGAGCTTCATGAACTTAGCGTAGATGTCGCAGTAGGCGCGGAACTCGGAGCCTTTCGACAGACTGTAATACGAGTAGTCGTCCCCGCGAGCCCTACGTGGTGGCGGGTCCAGTTTATCCTTCTTCAAAAATTCAGCGAATGCCTTTCCTTCCCTACGTTTCTTCAGGACGACGTCGAAGCCCTCCATCATCTCTTGGCCTTGGCTCTTAGCAACGTTGATGGCGTAGAGGGAGAACGCGCCGGAGTCCATAAAGATGGACTCGGAGCCCAGTAGCTTAGGAATTTCAGTGGCCATTGGAATGTCGGGCTAATTCAATCAGTTGGAAGAACTCCGCGCGGGCGGGCCCAATGTCCCGGAATACTCCGCGCATGGCGCTCGTGACCATCACCGACTTGTGCTTCTCGACTCCCCGGCACGCCATGCATAAGTGTTTCGCTTGGATGACTACAGCCACACCGCGCGGCTTTAGGTGCTCCTCCAGTGAGTGCGCAATGTCTTCAGTCATCCGCTCCTGGACTTGCAAGCGTCGGGCATAGCATTCCACCAAGCGGGCGAGCTTGGAGAGCCCGACTACTTTCGGCATGGACTTGGGGACGTTGTTTACATCTCCCTCCGCTGGCAAGTAGCCCACGTGGGCATAGCCGGAGAAGGGGAGCATGTGATGTTCGCACATGGAATAAAACTCGATCCAAGAACAGGCAATGACTTGGTCGTAGCGGTGAATCTCAAAACTCTTCTCGAGGATGTCGCCCGGGTCTTGGGAGTATCCCACGGTTAATTCCTTCCACGCTTTGAGAACCCGCTTAGGCGTGTCTTTAAGCCCGTCCCGGTTGGGGTCCTCCCCGATGTATTGCAGCAAGCGGACCACAATATCGTCCGCGGACGTGTCGTCCCCTTGTTCAGCCTGCTCCCAAGGAAAGACGATCCACTGCCCTTTGACCGCCGGCTTTTCGAGGTAGTCCGTCAGCGCCATAAAAGGAGTGTTGGGAAAGAGGGCTTTGTATTTCTCCCGCGTCCGCCCGCTGTCGACAATGTCGTCGACGATAAGCGTTGCCTCTTCCGGAGTTTCTACGAGGCAGTTGGGCTCCACGAGGTAGGCCACCGGGACCCCGCCGCGTGGGACGCCGTAAAGCCGCAAGCGTTCGTTCAGTGGAGGTTGGTGATTGGTGAAGTAATCCATCCGCAGCCTGTGAGCAGCCTGCTGGCATTCCATCTGAGTCAATATTCGCTTTTCCATTTTAGAAGCCTTTCTTGAAGTCGCCGCCTAGCGGGACCAGCGGGCGGGTCCGTCTGTCCAGCATATCTACATGATAACACTTGTGAAGCTGCCACCCGGCGCGGAACCGGCCCCGCCCGTCCTTCACTGCATAGGAGATAGCTTCCAGAACGTCCGGGTCCTTGTGCTTGCTCCATTCGGGGTGGAGCCAAATGGGTTTGGTAGTGAACTCGTCGACCCCGCAGCGGGTGAGCATATCGTTATACTCATCGATGTCTGCTCCATCCTCGACAATCACCTTGAATTCGTCCGCTGCCTCCACGCTTCCCGGCAAACAAGGTTTCCACCGCTTGGGCGAGAGTGTGATCCAATCGAAGTCTCCGAAGATAGGAAAGCCACCGCTGGTTTCCAAGTGGACCCGCAGCTGGCGCCCGTGCAACGCATACACCAGCGGAGCCAAGTCATGTATCGCTGGCTCCCCTCCGGTGATAACCACTATCTGGCACTCGGTCGGCAGTTGCCGAACAATTTCGTTTGGGGTCATCCGTTTCACGTCCTTGGGTATCCAGTCCGGATGCCAGGTCCCCGCGGAGTCGCACCAGGGACAATGAACCGGACAGCCGAACGTTCTGACAAAGAACGCCGGCTTTCCCATGTGGACCCCTTCTCCTTGGAAGGTATCAAACATCTCATGAATGGGATACGTGGCGCTCATGGCACATAGAGGCAGGCGGACGTGCAAGTCTCCTCAATGGAAATGCCTTTCAGGTCCGGAATGATGCGCTCGAGGTAATCGTAAATCCAACGGGCTATCTCCTCGCTGGTGGGATTCTCCAGCCCAAGCGTATCGTTCAAATAGTGGTGATCAAGATAGTTCTCGAGCAACGGGCGGACGGCTTTGCTGAGGTCCCCGAAGTCCACCAGCATCCCTTGCTTGGGCCCGCTGCGAACTAAGTCAGTCCGCTGGACAGCCACCTTCATCTTCCAGCTGTGACCGTGGAGCCGCTGGCACTTCCCGTCATGATGCGGGAGCCGGTGGGCTGCTTCGAACGTGAATTCTTTTGTGAGCGTGAACATAGTTACTCTTTGATGCGGTAGATGATTTGGTTTCGCTTCTCCACTTTGCCGTCCGCTACGATGCTGCGGAGGTGGCGCCGGGCTTGCTGCAAACCGATCCCCGCCTCCTTGGCAATCTTCTTGTCGGTCTTCCAAGCTACAGAAAGGACCGCGTTCACGGAAGCCTTCATGGTCCCGTGCGGAGCGCCGTCCTTATCCCGCGTGGGTTTGGGGAGGGGCTCGCTCTCCTTCACCCGCGGCTTCCGGGGAGCCGGCTGGCCGTCCTCGCGGAGAAACTCTACGACCGGGTCCTCGCAGAGCTCATCATAAACTGGCATGAAGGCGTCAGGAACGTTCTTCTCTTCAATCCGCGTAGGGACCTGGGCCAAGCGGCCGATAAGTTTGGCGTCGTCCCACTCGTCCGCTTTGGGAAAGCCAATGGCGGCGAAGAACGCAACTGCTCTTGTTCGTGTCATTTTCATAGGTTCGTATTTATTATCTGCTAGAAGGAGGAGATGATGCAAGGACAAGCTACGGCCAAGTTGCCCGCCGTCCACACGACCTTGGATTCAGGCCACCCGCCGCCGCGCAAGACGACCCAGTTCAAGCGGTAGACTCCTAGCTCTTTTTCCGACGGCTGTCCGTCGTCGGACTTTTCCGATTGGTTGATTCCGATCATGCCAGTCACGTGGGCGTTCTTGCGCTTGTCTTCGGAGAAGTCCTTCTTGCGTATGATCCAAGAATTGTAGGCGGTGGCTGCCGTTTGGGTCGCCGTAACGACGAGGCAATGATACGTTAGCGCAATGCGCCGCATGGTCATCCACGAAGCGTTCATTTGGTGCCGCACGTCCTGGCGCTTGGTGTGCTCCTCCACGCCCAGCAAGTCCGCATAATCTATAACGACCACGTCTGGGACCCACTGCTCTTGCTTGGTGAGTCGGAGGATGTCTTGCTCGATTCCGCTGGCGGAGACTTCCAGGCCGCCGGCAATCCGCAGCCGGAGCCGCATGGAACTGCTCGCCGTATCCTCCTTGAACTTCTCGATGCCTTCCCAAACTCCGCGGGCGGAGATGCCCTCCCGCTCCATCGTTCGGAAACGGATGTTCGCTTCTCCCTTGGCGGGAGCCATCGAGATGGGCCGCTTCACTGAGCTTGTTTTCCAGGGGCGGAGAAGCAAGCGGCCATAGAGGCGGCGGTGGACTTGCTCCTCCGACATATCGCCCAGCACATAGTAAAGAACCCGGCGCCGCTGCTTCAGCCCAATGTAGACGACTTCTTGCAGCCAGTAGGACTTGCCTACCTTGTCCCGCCCGCAGAAGGAGATAAAGCCCGTGCGTTCGAAATGCGGGGACAGGAAATCACCCAGGG